CCTTACCGAACGTAGGATCGGTATAAGAGCAGCCAAGGAACACACCAACAGGGGTCATTGCGGCGTCGGGGGTGTCACGCTCCAGAGTACCACTGCTCACCAGTTTGACAGGATCACCGTAGAAGATGCTCGTGCCATACGAAGAAGCAATGGGAATCTGACGGGTAGCACCAGCGAACACCTGACCGCCGATCAAATTGATCGGGAGAAGCCCGTAGGGCTTCGATACGGTAGGATAAGCCATTTTGTTACCTCACAAAAAGTTATTTGCCAGAACCGAATGACGTTTTGGATTTCTTCTCTGCAAAGAGCGGCATCCTCGGGTCATTCTCTCTCATAAAGTTGCTGTCCACAGCCTCCATGTTGTCCTTCGTGTGTTTTGCGTAGTATTGCGTACGCTGTTCCACGAACTCAACAGGCATTTTGCAGAGCAACAACCCGGCGACCTCAATGTTGTCTTTGAAACGACTATTGGGATCGACTAGCAGTGAAAACTTAGGTTGCTCTTCCATGCGCACTGGCTCCCAACCTTCCCTCAGTTTTGAGGAAATGTTGCGTGCATCAGCAGCGCCGAGCATAGCAACCCTCACCCAGCGGTACGCATAACCCGGCTGCTTATCTGGTTGCGGCAGGGTTTCGGGGCGCATCCACTGCTTGGGGCGCTCCGCCGTACTACGGGTGTCTAATTCGCGTGCAAGTCTATTTTCAGCCATGTTAGTTCTCCAAAGTTTTTGCATATTCCCGGGCATACTGCTCGGGGGTTAATCCCAACTTTTTCGCAAGGTTTAGTTGCGATTGTTTCAGCACAATCCGCTTGGAAGACGTGCTTCGGGATGCCGGAGCAACCACAGTGGCAGGCTTACTTTCTGTGCGCGTAACGGGCTTGCCGCCCCCGTTAGTCGTTTGTGCTTCACTCTCTGAGTTACCGAAGTACTCAGGGAATCGACGACGCATTGTACTGTCAATACGTCGCCAGTATTCGTCGGTGCCGACATACTGCTTACCTTCTTCGCGTTCCAGTTTTTGATGGAAGCCAAGGGCTAGGGCAGTCATCTCCGGGTCCGTACCCCACCAAGGATTGCGCTCTTGCCACGCAAGGGTCTTGGAGTCGGGAGTCGGGACTTGCACCTTCTCAGGTACATTGTTTACCTCAACTTCTTGAGTTTGTAAAGGGGGTCGGTAGTTATTGATCTGCTGCATCTTAAAAGACGCAACATTAAATTTCTCCTGCGCCGCCATAATCTGGTCAGCATCCCCGGCGTCATAAGCCTCTTTGTAGGCCCGTTTCGCCATCTCCAACTCAAGTTCCACTGCACCTTTTACGGTGTCAATGTATGACTTCTCACCTGCGGTGAGTTGAGTCTTGAGGCGCTTGTTCTCTTCGATAATGCGTTGCGCAAGACCAACGGCTTCTTGCTGTTCACGCAAAGCCGCCTCTTTGGCACGACGTTCGTCATGCCAGACTTTCTTCATCTGTTTGAGGCGGACTTTTACCTTTTCCGAGTAGTCCTCTAGTTCGTCTTGTTCGAGTTCCTCAACGATCTCTTTCGGGAGCGGTTCACGCACGCGACCCGTTGAAGGGTCACGGTCCTCTTCAGGCGTGTCGTCAATGATCTCAAGTTCGGGTTCCGTTTGTGCGGGTTTACCCTTAGTCTCGACAGGCGTTTTGGCCTGTTCTTGACCTTCGATTTCAAACTCAAAATCGTCTTTTGCTTCTGGGGCTTTTGGTAGAGGCATGTGTCACTCCTTATTTGCGCGAAATGCCGCGAGGGTCTTCGACCACCCCCTCAACACTGTCGTCGTTGATGATTCTGAATTCACGACCATGAATCTTCAGTCGTGTGCCTGCGTGCGGGCGGACCAGAATGAAGTCCCCCTCTTTGCACCAAGGGCCACTGGGAAAACGGCTCGGGTCTTTGAAACAGTCTGGACCCAACTTCACTACGAATAGCACAGTAGTGAGGAATTCCTCGTTCTGTAGCGTGATGTCGGCTTTGACAATCCCACTTTCATACTTGTCCTCAATCTCTGGGATTGCACAGAGAATGCGGTAGCCGGAAGGGTCAGGCAGTTGCTTGGCCTTCTCTTCTGCCGTTTGGGGCAGCACGGTTGCGTTGTTTGGGTCAGTTGCGTCCTGCCCAATTAGTATTTCACTCATCGGAACGATCCATCCTTTCTTTGGTTTCAAGTAGCATATTGTTGGCAATCAGCAAGCCTCGATACACACCGCACGCATGTTGATACGCGCCGTAGTCCGTGGCTTTGCCCATCACCAAGTCTTCTTCGATGAGACGCTGCTCATCACGTATCTTTTTTGAGAGATACGTTAGAAGGTCATCACTCATTCACTCTCCTTCTTGGGTTGTTGCAATTCTCTTTGTGCCTCACGAGCAATCTCGATACCCATACGCAGACCTTCGGCTTGTTGTTTGCCTTTGTCTGCACCGACCTTTGCGCCGATCTGGGCACCTGCGATTTCCTTCTGTGCAGCGATGCGTTCGCGTTCGACAGCCAGTTGATCCTTTTTGGCGGCGGCGTCGATGACGAGTTTCTGCTTCTTGATCTCGGCTTCTTGTTGCTTGATCTGAAGTTCGGCTTGCTGCATCTGCACGATGGGGTCTTGTGCGGCTTGCATCGCCTGTTCCTGAGCCACAGCGGCTTGGTTCGTTTGTAGAACCTGCTTGGCAGCGGCAGCAGCCAGACGAGAAATTTGCACTTCGGTGTCTTCCGACATCTCGGAGTCCGGAGCGGGGTAAGGCACACCAGCAGCCTCTTCGATCTGTTTGCGATACTCGAAGGCAAGGTGTTCTTGGATGTGTGCAGCCAGTGCTGCTTGGATATTGCGAGCGTTCGGGCTTTGACCGATCAACTGCGCAATCTTGGGGTCTTGCGCCGCAGCCATGTGCACGGTGATATGTGCCTCATGGTCTTGGTAGATGAAGGCTTTGACAGGCTTGCCGTTAATCATGTCCATGTTTTCGGAGACAGGATCACGCGGCTTGAAGTCGTCCTCCATCGGCACCAGTTTCGCAGCGTTCTTGATGCCCAGCACCTCCAGCATCTGGCGATGCAGGTAGGGCAAGTCATACAGTTGGGGCGCAGTCTGCGCCAGTTGCATCACGGCTTGGTACTGAACCACTTTCTGCGACATAGTCGCGGCGTTGGGGTCTGATACCGGAATGACCTCCACCATGTCGTAGTCGCTACGCTTGGCATGCGGCGTAGCATCGTACGGCTCGTAGTCATAGTCCTCGGGGGTGTAGTCACGGATGATGTTCTTGAGCAAGCGGAACTCTTGCTTCATCGCATAGTGGATGCGAGCCTGAACAGCAGACATCACCTTCAGCGTGCGCTCAAGGATAGCCAGCGTCGTACCCACCGGAGCCTGAGCAGACATGTCACTGACCTTGAGATCAGCGGCAGCAGCGAAGCGGCGTCCTTCTTCAACGATGGTACCGAGCAGCGAGTACAGGACTTGAGACGGCTCCTTGTAGGGGAGCGTCATGATGTTGTCCTTGATGGTGCCACTCGTCACATCCACGTCGCGGAACTCTGCGGGCGCGATGGGAGTGTCATCCCCCTTGACTCGTAGCCCCTTGGTCTTGAAGCCACCGGGCAAGTTAGACAGCGTGCCAGCATCGACCAACTGACGGATGATGCTCGTGCCAGACTTGGCAAAGGCTCCGATCAGGTGGATCAGGCCGAATGCGTAGAAGCCAAAGCCCGGGATGTACGGATAGTGAATGAAGTGGTTGCGCTTCTGGTAAGTCTCGTCGTCTGGGTTCCAGTTGCGACGGATTGCAAGGATAGTCTGCGTAGACTTCTCGATGGTCACCACGTAAGGCAGCGCGATGCCAGTGGGTTCACCGTCTTCATCCTTGTCCTCGTAGCCTTCAAGGTCGAGGTCAACGTGCATCTCCAGCAGTTTGTAGCGGTCATCCTGAGAAGCGCGGAAGCCCATCTTCTCAGCGATCTTCTTCTCCACCTCGTCGAAGGTATCCTGCGGATCACCCAACTCGACATCAAGGTAGAAGCCCGCCACTTGGAGTTTGCGCAACTCATTGGGGGTCTTACGCATGACATGGGTCACACGCTCGGCGGTCTCAATGTTTGACGCGCCGTAGGGCACCACAATGTCTTCTGCGGGGACGAACACTGCGGTCTGACGATCCAGTGACGGATCGAAGTACACCTTCTTGAAGGCGTTACCTGCCAGACCCAAGCCCCACAGCATGCGCTCGTGCTCAGGGCGGTACTCAACCATCACCTCGGTCAACTCGTAGTTCATGTCGTCTTTGACACGAATAGCGGCTTCGCGCTTCTCAGCAGTCTCTTTGCCGATGATCTGCGTGCGCACCGGACCACTTGCCGGGAAAGTCTCCATCATGGTCTCGGCTTGGAACTTGACCAGTGCCTCAGACAACAGCGGGTGGTAGACACCGCAGGCTCCGGGCCAAGGCTCCGTGCGGTCTTCGATCTTCATGCCCAGCAACTCAAGGCCATCGACGTAAGTCTGCATCCAGTCTTTACGCGAGGAG